ACTGTTGTGGTATGAACATAATTTGAATCGTTATGCCAAGGAATAAATGCGCCTCTTGGGAATAAATTAACATGCGCTCGCCAATCTTTGGGTACGCTGCCCCATACTTTTTTGGCAATTAACTCTGCCGCTATTTGCTCACGCAGCTCTGCTTCTATACTAAACGCAAAAATTGCATTGCTTGCCCCAATAACACTATCTGTCTGATAACTAAAAAAACTCACCGCCGAAGGCTGTCGCCCGTCCCTGACAAGCTGGTGTAATGCAACCAGCGTATCTTGGGATAAGAATTCTTTTATGATTTTTACATCTACAGACATTTAGGCAACCAATCCGGGAACATACTGCGTTTTACCAGCAACTTTCATAGCAGTCAGTTCTTGTTTCTTCAAGTTGTCTGGGTCGTAGCTGACATGCACCCAGCCGCTGTCGGGAATGCCGGGAGTATAGAACTCCAGAATCAACTGCGTGTAGTCCAGATTGTCCATAATCCACTGCGCCAGCTCAGCGTTGGGTACGCCGGGAATCTCTATATCGGCTGCTTGGCCCTTGCAATGGTCTGAGGTACGACTTCCGCCCACCGCTGCATTTGAGTCAGGAGAGCGAAACCCAGAGTTCACCTTGACTCCCTTGCCAAAGTGATCGCGGATGGGCTGAAGAACCCGCTCAGCCAAAATTTTGAGGTACTCAGTCTCCACTGGGCCGGGCGTATTGTCAAGGTTTAAACGCAGGGCTGTCTCAGATTTGGTCAGTTCGTGCAGGGAAAAGTTGGCGGTCAACTGTGTCATTTCATGCCCCTTACTTGGTTGTACTGCTCGATGCAGGTGTTGAGCTTGCGGATGGCGGCGTCGCCTTCTGCGGCGATGGCGATAAGAGTTTCAGCAGCCTGTCGGTCAAGTTCGGCTGATGCGGCTCCGCTGTCACTTCCGCTGGCAGGGGCGGAGGGTTCGGACACTGATACGGGGCAGTTGGCTTTGACAGGAATGCGCAGCTTGAGACTGCCATCGGCAAGATCAGTACGCAGCTTAGTCTCTTTAATCCGTGCAACATCGTTGGCTTTCCTCAAAGTCTGGGCGTAGGTTTGTGCCACCTGCGCCATGCGCTGTTCTGTCTCCCGTGCCTTCTCGTTCAAGGCTGCAATCTCTAATTGCTGACGGGTGTATTCTGCATCTTTTCCGCGCCAATATCCAGTGCCAAAGCTTGCCAAAACAGCCAAGACGACACCAAGAATGACGTAGGGGTTAAGGATGCTCATGGCTTGGGCGGCTCGTCAGCGTCATTGGCTTCGGCGTTTGCTACTGCGTTGGCAACGGCTTTAATTCCTGAGCGTCCAGCCACACCACCCAACACTCCAGTGATGAACACCATGATGGTGGAAATCTGGCTTGTGTAAACCTTATCAATAGCCGCCATCTGTCCGTTCATTGGCTGGGTGACATAGGTAACTGAGTACAAAAACATTGCCATTGCGCCAAGAAGGATAGTGACCAAGATCACGATCACAAAAGCCCAAACGCGAATCTCAATCTCTTCTGCGGTCAGGCGGTTGGAGTTGTTACGAACGATGGTCGGCATTATTTTTTCTCCTTCTCTGGTGCGATGAGTTGTTCAGGGCAAGTTCCTGTCGCAGTGCAAATTGGTGGCTTGCACTCAGGGTTCTCCCAGTTCTTTGGATTTTGGCAAGGGTAGCGAAAACGGTCTTCGCACCCGATCAAACACAGGGTTATCAGCAAAGGTATCAGGGCTTTTGTCACGATTCTTCCTCTCAATTTCCCGTCGTAGTTTCTCTACCTTCTCAATCTGCGCCTTGCTCTCATGCTTGGTCTCCAGTATGTCCAAATACAGAAACGCCAGCAAGGGCAACATCAGCGCAACCAACACCACCGCCACAATCCAACCCAGCATCCCCATCAAACGCTCCTCAGTTGTTTCAACCACAGGAACCACGTCCACAGGTATGCGATAAGGATCAAGGTTAGGACGGCTGCTCCTGCTCGCAGGTTTTGGCTTCTTTCCCTTTGGTGTCGTTGCCATCTCAATCTTCGCTCCCGCTGTTCCTGCGCCAGTCTTGCAGCTTCTTGTTCAGCGGCGATGATGTCCCGCATTTCAAACACCTTGGAATACAGCGCCCCCATCTCTGGTGGACTGCGATAAACCATCGTCTCCCTGACCTCTACCTCCAGTGCCGCCATCTGATCCTGCGCCATGATCCGCTTCAATGCGGCTTCCATTTGGTTTTGGTCAGGCTCATAGACGTTTCTGGACTTTTCTTCTTCCTCCCGAATGTGTGCTGCTAACTGCTCTTGGATCCTGAAAAGCTCGGTGAGATGTTTGACAACATCGACCATGATTTGGGTTTCGTCAAGGGCGACGAACTTCTCCTTCTTTTTCGCCACAGGCTTCGACGCTGGTCGAGCTTTAGGCTTCGCGCCAAAGAAAGCAGAAATCTTTCCCCAAAATCCATAGATTTCTTTTCCGATATCAACAGCTTCGTCAACTGTGGCCTTGACCTCCATGAAAGAAGTCTTCGCCTGCTTGTATAACTCACAGCCTTCCTTGATGGCTGCGACACAAGCATTGGCGGCAAAGAGGAGGCTGATCGGATCAATTTACAACCTCACTCCCATGAAACGTATATAACACCTGCTGTACCGGAACTGCCAACCGTATTTGGATTAGCTGGGCCACCATCTCCGCCTGTGCCGTAAGTAACACCATTAACAACAGCTCCCGCACCACCGGCTGGGAATAAGGGAGTGCCGCTTGGCGGATAAGGAGTTGGTTGTACCCCCGCACTACCCCCGGGACTGCCAGCGACACCGCTGCCACCACCACGGTTTGCAGGATTACCGCCACCACCAGATTCGTTATAGCCAGTACCACTAGCCCCGCCAGTTGCAGTAATGCCAGCAAATGTTGTAGTGCCGCCGCTAGTACCAATAGTATTAGCGTAACCACCTCCGCCACTATTTTGCCCTGCGGCCCCAACAACATAAGCAATAACATCCCCGGGAGAAACCGAAAGTGTTTGATTTAATCTTCGACCGCCGCTACCGCCACCACCCCCAACTAAACCGCTAAAGCTATACCCGTTATTGGTGCCGCCAATTTGATAGCCGCCTGACCCGCCACCGCCGCCACCAACGATGCTGTACGTTATAGAAAAAATACCAACAGGCACAGTGAAATTACCAGAGCCTGAAGTAAAAAGCTCAGACCCAGCAGGAGCTTTACCGCCCGCTACCAGCATTTGCATTATCCCGCTCATGCAACAAGCCCTGATGCAACACAAACTGTGCCGCTGATAAATAAAATTGTGGCCACACCACGTACGCTAAGCGTCAGCGATGTTTTAGGTGTGTTAAGCCCAGCAAGATATGTGGTTAAGCTTGAACAAGTAATTGTGATGGTGCCAGACGTGTTGTTAAACAGTGTAACGGCGTCGCCCTCAGAAAAAACACCACTTGGAATTACTATGCTGCCACCTGTTCCTATCTGAACATACTTGCCAACATCTCCAACAGCCAAAGTGTAAGAACTTGTTTTTGTGCCCACTGGCGGGATATTTCTGAACCCAACTGTAAAGTTTTCAGCAGGCAGTGTTGCTGTGTAGTTGGTTGCCCCTGTATTGGCACTGGCAACGGTTGTGTACCCTGTGCTTGATCCAAGTACTCGAGGAGTAGCAAGGGAAGGAGAATTTGAAAGAACAGTGCTGCCTGTTCCAGTAGATGTAGTAACGCCTGTACCACCACTTGTAACAGGCAAAGTTCCAGTGACATCCGTGGTCAACACTACTTGGGACAAAGTTGTATTTGTGCCGTCTGAGCGTAGCACGCGATTGTTGGTTTGCGTTCCTGCTAAAGCATTTAACGCGGCTTGCTGCGTCGTTTGCCCAGTGCCGCCATTTGCAATTGCCAGTGTTCCAGTCAAATTAGCAGCATCAATTGTGTAAAAATTATCCCCATCACTGAACACCACTACTTTTTTGCCATCTACTATGGTGACCCCAACCCCGGCA